CTCGTGAGGACATCAATATGATGTCAACGGAGTTGAAATACGATGTGTGGAAACGCAGAGGTGGTTGGTATCACAATCCAACACTTGATGTCAACACACCACAATGCAGACACATTTGGGTTCAAAAATTATTGAGGAGAATTAAACGATGACCAACTTTGTATACTTCATTTCAACAACCTATTTGAAGGACAACACTCCTTTGAATGAGAATGTTGACGATAAATTGCTCAAGTCAGCAATCAAAGAAGCTCAAGAGATTTATATTCGGGATGTCATCGGTTCGGGCATATACAATGAATTGCAGACACAAGCGTATGCAAACACTTTGACTGCCTTGAATGTCACCCTTTTGGATTCATACATCGCACCTTGTTTGAAATACTACACATTGACCGAAGCAATGCTTCCAATGACTTTCAAACTGATGAACAAATCTGTTGCATCAAGAGAGAGTGACAACGCTCGTGCCGTATCCGTGGAAGAGATGACAATGATTGAAGGCAGATACCGTGATAAAGCGGAGTATTATGCGAATCGTTTGCGTGATTACTTGCGTACAAACCCAAATGACTATCCGTTATTCTTGAATCCCGGCAATACAATTGACACCATCCGTCCAAAGAACACCGCTTTTGTGGGTGGCATCTATCTTCCAACTTCACAAGATTGTTATTGGAATTATGACTTCCCCAACGAGGACAAATAAGTGGCAGAAAAACAACGAGGCAAAGCTTCTTAAATTCCTGAAGAATGACATTAAACCAAATCATAGCAAAAATCCAAGCGGCAGCCGAAAGCCATAAGATGGTCGGCAAGTTCGGAGTCGGTCAGCAGTCCAATCTAACGGTTGAGAATGTTGAATACTATCCGCTTGTTTGGTTGTATCCTGATGGGTTTAATCTTTCCACAACTGGAAACTTGATGACCTACAACTTTGCTTTGCTGGTGATGGATCGTGTGTTTGAGAGTGAGAGCAATGTCATTGAGGTTCTTTCGGACACCGCACAAATCATTGCTGATGTATTTGCATTGATTGATAACAACACCCAAGATGACGAGGACTTTGAATTGGTAGTTACTTCCAACGCTTCACCTTTTTACGATGCCAAAACCGACATTCTTTCAGGATATGCAATCAACTTCCAAGTCAACACTCCTTATCTATTTAATACTTGCGTTGTTCCTGTTTAGCGTGTTTTTGGCTTTCCTTAATTTGGAGAAGCCGATTCGCATTCAACGACCAATACAAGTGGAGATGCACGAGAGAATCGTGCAGAGAGAGAAACTTGTAAGAGACACGCTCATCAAACGAATCAACTCATTTGATACAATCTACCTTGACACCTTCAAACCTTCAGCAGAGGGCTTGAAAAAGGCGATAGGATTACACATCCACTTGGACACCATATGAAGAAAAATAATGTAGTGCGAATTGAAAAGGGGTGGGAGGAAACGAAAGTCCTTCTTATCTCCGATTTGCATTGGGACAATCCCAAGTGTGACAGGGAGTTGTTGAAGAAGCATCTTGACGAAGCACTCAAAGGAAATCACGACATACTTATCAACGGAGATTTGTTTTGCTTGATGCAGGGTGCGTATGATCCACGCAAATCCAAGAGCGACATCCGTCCTGAACACAATTCCGCAAACTACTTTGATGCCATCATAAACACCGCAGTTGATTGGTTTACACCTTACGCACATCTCATCAAGTTGGTTGCCTATGGTAATCACGAGACGGCTATATTGAAACGGCAAGAGACGGACATCATTGAACGCTTTGTGACTTTGTTAAATTACAAGACCGGTTCGGACATTCAAGTGGGAGGATATGGTGGATGGATTCGCATCCAGTTCAACGATGGCAATACGACACAATCTTTCAAGATTAAGTATATGCACGGATTTGGTGGAGGCGGTGCAGTAACTCGTGGAACTATCCAGCACAACCGAATGAGCGTCAATGTAGAGGGAGCAGATGCAATTTGGATGGGGCATGTTCACGAGGACTATGAGATGACCTACACGGTGGAGCAGTTGACACAACACGACACGGTGATGTTGAGGGACATCTTGATGATTCGTACAAGTGCATACAAGGAAGAATACGGAGACGGATCAAAGGGATGGCACATTGAAAGAGGTGCAAGTCCAAAACCAATTGGAGGTCGCTGGTTAATTCTCAAACCATTCCGAGACAAGGCAACCACACGCAAGATTCACGCCTATACGCACAAGACATTATGATGAAAGTGCAAATCATACTGGAACAAAAGAACGACTCGTGGCTTGAATCCGTTGGGATTGAACCGGAGATTGTGCAAATCTTGGAAGATGGATTTGTAAATGAGCAACACATTGTCGCTGCTTGTGCGTTCTTTGAGAATACGCAACTATTTATGACAGGAGGACACATCATTGTGATTGAAGAGAGTTATTATACCTTTGTGAGAAAATGGATGCAATTAACCCAACCCACTACAAACAGGGAGACATAGAGTGTATTGATGCGATTGAGTCAGCAACCATCAGGAAGAAGGGACTCATTGCCGTCTGCACCGCAAATGTAATTAAGTACCTTTGGAGATGCGAGGACAAGAACGGACTTGAGGATTTATACAAGGCAAAGTGGTATCTTGACAAGCTCATCGCAGAGAAGGAAAAACAAACGAAGAAAAACGCTACTTTGTAAGATGAGATTCTTGTTGCTTCTGCTCCTTCCGTTGACCAGTTATGGACAAGTCCTTGTTGATACAAATACCATCAAACAAGCAAACCATTATTTGGTCAAAGGAGCGATTGCAAGAGAACAAGTCACGCTTCTTCGTAAGATTGTGACATCGGATTCCATCATAATTGCCGAACAAGATAGCATCATTGTCAAGGTGCGAATCAACAACGCATATCTGCGAGAGAAGAACAATACCCTTGTGAGTGAAAATAAAGCCATATCACGCACTTTGTCGCTATTCAAGAACATCAGTATAGGTTTATCAGTTTTAACGCTTCTATCGTGGCTGAAATAGATTTAAGCAAATTAGGCGATGCACTTGACACCTTTCTTGGTGAAGGTGGAAACGATGACTTGTTAAATCAAATCATTGAGAATTGGTGGAATCAAAGGGTTTATCCTGAAATCGCTCGTTCAATGGACGAGAAAAAGATAAACGCTTCGTCCGCTTTGAAGCAATCCTTCGTGCCGGGAGAGATTGTCAAGTCACCCACATCCATCAACACCATTCTTCTTGCTGAAGATTATTGGGAGTTCGTTGAATACGGACGCAAACCCACACGCAACGGTCACATTGAAGGCACTCCGTATTTGTGGCAGTCAATCAAGGAATGGATTGCCTACAAAGGAATCAAGCCAACCAACCCAAATATGTCGTATGAGTCACTTGCCAAAGCCATCGCAAGGAAGATTCACCGCAGAGGAACAAAAGCAACCAACTTCTTGTCGGATGCGTTCACCGAATCACTCCAAATGGAGTTGGTCAATGAGTTGAATGCTCGTCTTGGTGACTTGATTTTTGCGGTGGAAGTGAAAAGTTAATTCACAAAAAGAAAAAAATACTTGCACATTTAGAAAGTTTACTTTACTTTTGCTCTCGTTATGGATTACACGAAAGCAATTGAAGAGATTAAAATGAAACGCAGACAAGGACTACTTCAGTCCGTTGCTCGTAAAGCTGGGGTATCTCTCCCAACGGTTAGAAAGTATTTAATTGAGGGGAACATCGTTTCTCCAAAAGCCAAGTCAGTAATTGAGATTGCATTGAAGGAGGTGAACAATGCTTGAGGCAACAATCAACGGATGGATTCTCACAATCGGTGGGGATAGGTATGTCTATACCGACAAGCAAGTGGATGACTATTTACTGAACCATCACTTTGAAGAACTTGAGCCGTATATGCTGAAGCGTGATGTGTATTTCGGTGGATGCGTTGAGACCACTTTGGTCGGCATTGAGACGGAGCGGTTCTTTTATTTAGAACCCGACAAGTTCACGGTGTTATTTATGCTCGGACAAAAAACAAATTTCCTATGAATAAAAGCGAATCAATCAAGAACATCGCTGGTGCGTTGGTAAAATTCCAAGCATCGGTGAGCAAGGTAGCAAAGGAGTCAAACAACCCTTTCTTCAAGTCAAAGTATGCGTCATTGGCAAACATCTTGTCAACCATCCAAAAGCCATTGAGCGAATGTGGATTGGCAGTCAGTCAGTTTCCCGATGGTGACGCACTAACAACCATCATCGTTCACTCCGAATCAGGTGAGTGGATGGAGTCATCCTACACGATGCCTGTGGCAAAGCAGAACGATCCACAAGCGATGGGTTCTGCCATCACTTACGCAAGGCGTTATGCTCTCGGTTCAATCCTAAACCTGAACATTGACGATGACGATGATGGTGAGAAGGCAATGGGTAGAACATCTGCACCCAAGAAAGAAGAACTCACTCCCAAGCATCCCAATTGGGCAAAAGCAATGGAACATCTCAAGACGGGCGGACTAATGACCGACATTACAAACAAGTATGATGTCTCTCCAGTGAACCAAAAACTATTAATTGGCGAGAAATGAAACATCAACTTCCAACTATTCACTCTTCTTTGACGGAGGAGGATTGGCAAGATTTGAGAAGGTCACGCTTCACGGCTTCCGAAATTCACAAACTGATGGGGACTCCGAAAAC